TGTCTTGCCTTTGGGTTCTTTTCTAGGTCTTTAAAAGACCAATTTGATGTAGTTTCTGTAAGTAAATCGAACTTTGCTGCAGTAGCAGGTTCGTGTAAAAAAGCAGAGAAATCTTCCAATCCTAAAGTTTCATTTAAATAAGAGTATGCTGTTGCATGAATGGTTTCTTGTGAACCAAACATCATAGCCATTTGTCTTATTTCATGTTTAGGAAACCAGTCTGTAACCATATTTGTCCAATAATCAGATACTGCACATTCTGTTTGTGCAAATCCTAAAAGGATGTTACCTACTAAATTTTTCTCCGATTCATTTAATCTTTCGTTCCAGTCTTTAACATCACCTTGCATTGGGATTTCTGTGTGTAACCAAAATGCTTGTGCCTGTTTTAACCAGCCTTCTGTATAATAAATTGGATATTCGAATGGTTTGAACGGTACTCGTTCTTGAAATAGTTTGCTCATTTTTTTATATAACTTTTTTTATTACTTATTTTCTTCTACTGATGCTTTTCTATAATCTGTTACTAATTTTTTAATTTCACCAATGTGTTTTCTAGCTCTTGATTTTGCAGCCTTTGATGTTCCATTGTGTTCATCTTCAAATTGTGTAAATAATTCTTTGATTGTTTCGAAAAGTTCTTGTGAATTTGCCATAATGTATTTCCTTTTTGTTTTAAGTGTTCGTGAATATAACTATAATATATATCTAAAATAAAATCGTTATTTTCAAATTATTTTTATTGTGTTATACTATCCCATATTTTCCACATACTTCTTGTGGAGTAATTGACGTCTTTCTATCTGACCAGAAGCCGATTCTTTCGTAGAAAGGATTCCTTCAGCAGATGTTCCGTCATATACTTCAATATAACCAGTATTAGTATCCATTTTACATGGAAATGTTATCCCGTCTGGCCCAAATCTATTTTTCATGATATGTGCCCTTGCAGTATTATTCAATTTATCTTTTGATTTTCTACTCCAACTCATAATGAAATCTGCATTCATTACTTTTGCATATGAATCAGCAATCTTATCAGCCTCAATCACTTCGGAATCGATTGCGGAACGATTAGTTTGAGATGCCGTCCATACTGGTATTCCTAATTCACCACTTAATCCTCTCAAATCTATATAAACTCCACCTTGTTCTGCATAGGTGGAATCACTTTTGTTTGAGTAAGATAGTAATAAATCAGCATAATCTACAATGATAACATCGGGTCTATTATCAGTTGCAATCATTTTATCTATATGTTGTTGTATTTTTTTAACAGAAACACCTTTAGGTGGGAAGTATTTAATTAATAACCTACCTGGTAGCCCTTCTATCTTAGTTGCAACCTCATCTTTTTTATCTTTTAAATCTGAAGATGGTATTCTTGTAAATACAGTATCGTATCTTGCACCTACATAGTGTTCGGATAATTCCATTGAATAATGAACTACACTTAATCCCTGTCTTACTGCAGATGCACCAAGTGCTGTTAGTATCCAAGTTTTACCTACACCAGATGGTGCAACTACAACTCCTAATTCACCAGGTCCTAAACCACCATCCATTAAATCATTAATAGGTGACCAATCGGTAGGAACTGTTGACCTCTTTGAATCTTCCATACGAAGTTGAAAATCATCTTTATATGAATGACCTAAATCAGTTTCAGTACCAACTTTCATAGCCTTATCTACTAAATCTTTAATCCTATCAAAGTTTCCAGCCTTTAATAAATCAACTGATGCAAGTATTACTCCTTTTAAGTTTTGATTTCTACAAAAAGAAGTGAACTCTTTTTTGATATAATCTAAATCAACATTACCTACTTGAGTGAATACATGTCTAAGTTGTTCAACAACAGTTGTTTTTAGAACATCATTATCAAGTTTTGATAGTTGCCCCTTAAAAACATCCATAGTTGGTGGTTTTCTAAACTCAGTATGGTATTCTAATATTTCATCAATTATCCACTTGTTTGCCTCTGATTCAAAGAACTTAGCTGATGTAATCTCACTAAGAGTGTCTAAGAATTTTTCATCAGTTAGTAGTGCAGAAACTACTTTACTTTGGAATGATTGACCAAATTTTGATAAATTATCGGTTTCTTGCATTAATCTGTTATGATATTACCAAAAGTTGATTTTAACCAATCGTTTATATTGCCCATGTTATTAACAACTTTATATTTTAATAAAACTTTCATAAAATCCATTTTATTTAATGGTTCTATTTTTTCATCGAATTTACCAAGAATTTTCATCTTGATTGTACCACTAATATCAACTTCTTGAAGTTGCATTAGTTTTTCATTTAATAGAATCTGTTCTTTTGCATTAATTATATCATCGTATAATTTGATTTTTCCCTTCTTTTCTTTTGCTAACTCTAGTAACTCCTTCGGAGTAATAGTTCGTTCTTCAGTCAACTCAGGAAACCTCTTAAGAAGAGTTTTAATACCACAACCTCTTATACCAGGTATATTATCTGAACTATCACCATCTAATACACGATATATTAACATATTATTAGGATGTAATCCAAACTCCTCTGCAATAACTTTCTGATTATAGATTTTCTTTTTTGTAGGTGACCATATAATTGTTTTCTCATCTACTAATTGTAAGAAATCTTTATCAGTTGACATTATAACTGCCTGTTCATCTTCTTTTAATAGTTGTTCAGATATATATGCCATAACATCATCAGCCTCAACTGAATCATACATCATAAATGATACTGGTAATGAATCAAGAATATCAGCTAACCAAACATATTGTCTTTTCATTGATTCTCTTTCTTCTTCATCATTCATTAAATCATTGTAAGCACGATTAATTCTTAATTTACTTTTTGAACGATTTGCCTTGTACTCTGGAAATAACTTTTTCCTTCGTTTAGAACCACCTTGTCCATCAAATGTTACAATAACTCTTGATGGTTGTGTTTGTCTAATTGCATATCCTATGGAACGAAGTGTTCCTGTCACACCACCAACATGGTCACCATCATCATTAAGTGTGGGTATTGATGTCCAACATCTAATAAATGTATTTAAACCATCGATGATTAAGACTCGAGAATTTTTATGTCTATCTTTATTGTTTTCTCTATCTATTTCAACTGATTCTAAAATGTTTTTGTATAATTCTCTCATATAACTTTTTTCTTTGGGTATTTTCCTTTAACTGATTTTATCCAATCTGGTCCTAATCTGTAAGTCCAATATTCCCCTTGTTTTTCTTTTGCCTTCTCTAATGTTTTATCAGAATTTCTTAATATTCTATAATTTAATCTGATTAAAACATGGTCAACATCTAATTGTTCATAATTTGTTTCTGTTCTATCTAACATATTTTCAAATCTAATATGAATACCACTACTATCTTTTGTGTCTATTTCTTGTATAAATTTACTTATGTTATCATATGAACCCATTAAAAATCTATCAACCAATCCACTTTCTAGTCTTTGTAAATAAAATAAAGAATCTTCTTTATAACTTTTAAGTGCCTCTGAATAATCTACATATTGGTCTGGTCTACTTAGTATAATACAATCGTATTTACTTAAATCAAAATGATTAAATGCAGTTTTCCAATGATATAAACCTTTTGGTTTAGATACTTTTTTTGATTTTTCGTCTAATAGTAAACATTTTATGTCCTTATTAATCGAATGAATAAGTTTTTCTGATACTTTTTCATCGTGTACTACAATTTCATTGTGAGAATCTTTGTAGTAATCTCTACTTTCTGTCCAAGTAGAAAAAAATATATCAGTATTAGGTGGAATCGTATCTTTCACTAAAGAATAACAATCCTCAAATTCTCTATAAATCCCACCTAATACTAATGCTATTTTCATAAAACCTCTTTTGAAGTATCAGTAAAATACTTTTCTAGGGTTTCTAACCTCTCATCAGCTGATGCCAATAATTTTAAAGCTTCTGTTGCGTTATCCCAAAAATCTTTTGTAGAATGGTCTCCTATTCCACTTGGAAAATTTTTAAGTAAATCTAACGATAACAAAGCTTTATTCTTATCAGCTTGAGCTTCTGATTTTAACATATCGAATATTCTTTTATCTAATTTCGCCATAATTAATTGTTTTCACCAGGTCCTTCGGTATCAACTTGATGATTATCGATATCAAGAGTATCAGTTTTGTATTGGAGAATTGTTTGTTCACAAATTCTTTTATAAATTTGTTCTCTTAATTCAACATTAGTTCCCATTAAAGGAATGAAATCCTTTGATTGGAATTTAAATACTTCACCTGTCTCAACATCTACATATTCGTACCAAGCCCCAGCTTGTTTTAATAGTTTATTTTCTTTCATTACTCCGAGCCATGAACCATAGTTATCAATACCTCTTTCAAAGTATATCTCAAAATCAGCCGCTCTTAGAGGTGGGCCCATTCTGTTTTTTACGATTTGTGCTCTTACCTTAATTCCAATAGTTCTATCTTTACCATTTACTTTGGTTTTAATCTGACCCATATTTTTGAGTCTGATTCTTACAGAACTATGAAATGCTAAAGCTTTACCACCACTTGTAGTCCAAGGGTCTCCAAACATTACACCCATTTTTTGTCTGAGTTGATTTGTAAACACAAGAGAAATTCTTTGTCTACCAATCATGTTTGTAATTTTCCTCATCGCTTTTGAGATGATAATTGCTTTATCAGTTGCGTATCCATCTTTTTTATAATCGGATGCCAATTCATTTGTTGTTGAAGCGGCTGCAACAGAATCCACTACGATAGTTACTATCTTGTCTCTTGATGCTGTTCTTACTTTTTCAATTATAGTTTCACAATAATCAAAAATTTGTTCAACAGAATCTGCAGATACATAAAGTAATTTAGAAACATCTACACCAATCGCTTCTAAAAATTCTCTACTTACCGCGGTTTCTGTATCAATAAGAACTGCAACACCATCTAATTTCTGAGTTTCAGCAAGAAGATGGGCAGCTAGTAGTGATTTACCACTTTGTTCTAAACCTGTGATTTCAGTTATTCTACCTACTGGTAATCCACCATATGGTCGATTAGATATGGCAACATCCAACATAGCAGTTCCAGTCGAAATCCAACCTTCTACATTAGTAGGTGCCTCATCCGAATCTAAAAAGAATGCAACTTTTTGGTCTTTGGATAATTTATTGAGTTCGCCTGCAAGAATATCTGCTAATTCTGGTTCTTTACTTTTTACTTTCTTTTTTGCCATGTAATAGTATTAATTGTTAAACAAGTCATCAAATGCAGAAGCTACATCATCAGTTTTCTGTGATGGTGTAGGTTTTTTCTCATCTACATCAAATGGTAAGTCATCTGTTTTTTTGTTTTCAGATAATGATTGAGTACTTTCAGATTTTACACCATCTTCTGATTTTCCATCAGTTGGATTTAACCATCCTTCTAATACATCTTTTAATTCATCGTAAGATAACTCTGAATATAAATCAGTAATTTCAGTTTGATTTTCTAAAAGTGAAGCAACATTATCTGCTTTATCAGATAACGGTGTTTGACTTGGTTTAACTCTAATAGTAGTAGTTGGATAAGTAGTTCCAGCCTCTTCAGCTGTTTTATACTCGATTGTTAAATCTCTACCACTGGTAGGGTCGGTGATATCTCCATAATCAGGATCAGCAATGTATCCAAGAATTTCTTGATATACAGTTTTACCGAATCCCCAAAAACGAACACCTTCACCTTCTTCACCTCTAACAATAACAGGTACAAAAGTTCTTAGTTTAGGCTCCATTTGTTTTGCAGCCTTCCAATCTTCCTTATCTCCCATTCTTTTCAGTTTATCCGCAAACTCTACAATAGGGTCTGGTCTACCAAATGATTGTGGTGATAAATAAGTTTTGTTGTTAATGTTGTAGTGAAAATAAAGTTCTATGAAAGGATTATCCTTGTTGAACTTGTAAGGAGCAATTCTAACTTGTGTTTTACCAGGTGTTGGTTTCCACAGAGAATCACTCTTCTTTTGAGTGTTTTGAAGCTTGTTAAGCCTCCCTTTAATTGCGTTAATGTCAATTCCCATAATAATAAAATTTTAGTTTTTAATGTTTAAGTTTTACAGTTTATTTTAAGTGTCCTGTCACACTTGGTGTATATATAAATATGGCCATTTTCCGAAAACGAAAAATTTATTTTGCCCATTTCTTTCTTTGTACAATTTGTGATATTACACCATATACAGACAAATCTTCATAAGTATCTTGGATGTTCTCTCCTACCTCATCAGGTTGTCCTTTTACCACTAATTGTAATAATCTTTGAATCTTATCATTCTTTCTGAACCAAAGACCTGTAAGTGCTATCTTGATATCTTCTTCGGATTCCAAAGATGTACCAACTGATATATTACCAGGGCCGTAATTCCTCTGTTTTTTACAGAAGGTTACATACATTTCGTCAAGGATGTTTTTAAATTCTTGTGTAGTTTGTGGATACTTTTCTTCGCAGTACTCCACGGCGGATTGTTTCTTCATATAACATTATTTTAAGCTAATATAGTAAATTAATTTGACAATTCCAAATTTTATTTGAATTATTTTTGCGAAAAATCAATAATTTCAAAAATTCGTGTTGATATCCTTTTAGTCCCATCAACATTTGTCACTATAATTGAGTTTTTAAATTTATCCCAATCAATAGAAAATGTTTTATCTAATACTCCATTGTTTTCTTCTTTAACAAGTTCGTTCAAAGCGTTTATTGTGTACAATGTATTAGATTGTTTTTTTCTATGTACTAATATAGTATTTTCAAGTGGTTTACTTGGTTGATACTGTGTGTCTATATTGTAAGTTACAAACAGTTCATCTAAGTTACCTTTATTCTGAAGAACATAGATGTAATTATAAACAATTTTATAATTAGTTCTAATCTCTTGCAGAGCCGTTTGTAAATCGTCCTTTGTAGTAAAGGTACATAGTAGTTGAGTTTTCATTAAATTTATACTCCGTATATGGGTTATTTATCCATGTATAAGTATAAAATGAAAACGCTTTTACTATTATTTTATCTTTTTGCTCTTAATAGCTAGTTCTATATCAAGCTTCAATTTATAAATCTTTTCTTTCTGCATTTGCACCTGCAATCAAACCACCAGCTCTATCATCATAAGCTCTCCAAGTAAGAGCCCAATTCTTTAAAGATTTAGTTTGACCAGTTTCTGCAGTATCTGTTTTTGTAATATATTTACCATCAGCAATTTCTTGATGATTGTGTTCAATTACATCTAATCCATTTGAGGTAGTTAAAGTTGAACCAAAGGTTAAGGCAGCCATCATACATTGTGGTCTACTCATTATGACTCTAGCGTTATCTTTACCAACTAACTCATCAAGTTTATCTCTATCTATGTGTTTAGCCATTTGAGATGCTATTTGTTTCTCGATTGCTGAAATTTTCTTTTTCTGTGAACCTATTTGTTTTTTAGCAGTAGGTTTTCCTTCTTTTCTTGCTTCTTTTGAGCTTTGAATATATCCAATATCGTCTTTAATTTTTTGGATTTCTTTTTTCATTTGTTGGATATTTTCAATTACTTTATCTTCATTTGTAATTGCATCTCCAAAACCAGATTCACTTATAATTTGTTTTATTTGTAATGGATTATCTACTATTGAATCTTTAACT